TACGAATTTATTCGAAGCTGATGCAAATGCTGGCTCGCAGAATATGACGCAAGAGGATCTTGCATTACCATTTCTGAAAGTCTTAGGACAACTATCTCCTGAAGTTAATAAGAGAGATGGGAAATATGTTGAAGGTGCAGAACCTGGCATGATTCTCAATACTGTCACAAACGAAGTTTTTGATGGTGCTAAAGGAATAGATGTATTGCCGGTATTCTATGAAAGAAAATATGTAGAATGGCAAGACAGAGGTGAGGGCAAAGGTGCTCCAGTAGCAATTCACAATGCCGATAGTGACATTGTGAGTACAACTACTAGAGACAAATCTTTTAAAGATCGTCTACCAAATGGTAATTATCTTGAGAACACTGCAAATCATTTTGTAGTAGTCTTAGGTAATAGTCCACAAACAGCTTTGATTTCTATGAAAGCGACTCAATTAAAAATTAGTCGTAAGTGGAATTCAATTATGATGGGGATTAAGATGCCAGGTAAGAACGGTTTATTCACACCGCCAACTTACAGCCACATTTATAATCTAAAGACTGTTCAAATGTCAAATGACAAAGGAACATGGTTTGGATGGGAAGTGTCTAAAGTAGGTCCCGTTGAAGATAAATCTGTGTATGAAATTGCAAAAGGTTTTGCTGAAAGATTAGGCAAAGGCGAAGTGCAAGTCAAGCATGGAAACAGCGAAGACAAACAGGATACTCCATACTAATTCCTAGGAGCAGGCGGGGAAGCTAGCGTGGAACCGCCTGTTAAAATTTTATGTCGGTAGAAAATTTTAAAAGTATTTTTAATGGATTAGAACGTGCGCACGGTGTCACTTTTATAGACAAGAAAGGTGCTGACGGAGAAAAAATTAAAGGAAAATCTTTTGTTAAAAGAGAACCAGTCACAGAAGATATGTGGCTTAAACACTTACAAGGAACAGAACCAAGTTTAGGAATCATTCCAATTAATGATGATAACAAATGTGTATGGGGATGTATTGATATAGATTCATACGCAGGATTTGATCATCCAAAATTAATTAACAAAATTAAATTATTAAATTTACCACTGATAGTATTTAGATCTAAATCTGGTGGTGCACATGTATTCTGTTTTACCACTGTACCTGTAACTGCTAAACTAATGAGAGACAAACTTTTATCTGTTAGTGCAGTATTAGGTTATGGGGGATCAGAAGTATTTCCAAAACAAGTAGAATTAAAATCAGAAGAGGATACAGGAAACTTTCTTAACCTTCCTTATTTTAATGGGGATGATACCACGAGGTACGCCTTTCAAGAGAATGGGGAGGCCGCAAATTTGCAAACCTTCTACGACTCTTACGAAAGAAATAGATTAACACCCGAACAATTAGAAAGACTAGAAATAAAAAGACCACAATCAGAATTCAGTGACGGACCACCATGTATAGAATCATTAACACAAACAAAATTAAAAGATGGAAGAGATAGAGTTATCTATCAATACATTCAATACGCAAAAAGAAAATGGCCAGAAGATTGGCCTAATAGAATTAATAAATTTAATTATAATTATTTTGATCCACCACTAGACGACAAAACTATTCAAGATAAAATAAAATTTCATAGTAAAAAAGAACTAGGTTTTAAATGTAATGAAGAACCTATGTGTAATCACTGTGATAAAAAATTATGTAAAGCTAGAGAATTTGGAATTGGTGGTGAGTCTGTATTCCCAGAACTAAATGATTTACAAAAAGTAGAATTAGACGAACCATACTATTGGGTTAATGTAGATGGTGAAAGAGTTAAGTTAGACAACATAGATTGTTTGATAGACCAAAGATTATTTAGAAGAACAGTAACAAAACAAATAAATAAAAAACCACCAAGAATAAAACCAAATGAATTTGATAAATATGTAGATTTATTATTAGCAGGTGTTGAAGTAGTGAAAGCGCCTCAAGGATCTTCGATCTTGGATCAATTACAGGATCATTTAGAAGAGTTTTGTTCTAATAGAACAGCTAAGTCTACAACTAAAGAAGATATTCTACGTGGTAATGTATGGACGAGTGAAGGAAAACATTATTTTATATTTAGTAAATTTTTTCATGGATACCTACAGAGAAAAAAATGGGGAGAAAAAGCACAACCAACTCAACAAATGTTAAAAGAACATTGCGATTGTAAAGATGATAGAATTATTATAGGAAAGAAAAGACCAAGTGTAATGATTGTTGACGCTTTTGAAAGACCAGAAAATAATTACACACAGAAAAAATTAAAAGAGGATGATCCGTTTTGATTAGAGACCAATTATATTTATTTGAAGAACATAATCCATTTAATACAACTATTAAAAACGTTGATTATGTGGACATACAAACATTACCATATGATCCACAAAGAAAAAAATATAGTCATATAGATTTACAATATAGTGCTCTTCCTAAAAATACTTATATTGTTTTTAAAACAGGGGGAGTTCATTCTTTATATAAAGATAAAGGGGCTGTATTTCCTTATGTTAAAAATATTGTAACTGGAAAAGTTCTTACATTTAATTCTGGTCATACAGATCTTTATCCTAAATTTTCTATGCAAACTGTTGATCAAGGACCAATATATGCTCGTATACATAGAGTATTAGGTTTAGCCTTTCTTCCTAATCCTGACCTGCAAAACGAAAAGCACGAGTGGGTGGTAGGACATAAAGATGACAATGTGTTTAATTATAGAATTGAAAATTTAGTATGGTTGACTCAACAACAAAACCAACAAATGGTTGGCAACAGGCAAGAAAAATCTGATGCGTGGAAAAAAAATTTAGAAAAAATAAAATGAAAACAATAGTATTAGGGCCACCAGGAACTGGAAAGACTCACACACTTTTAAATAAAGTAGATGATTATTTAAAACAAACTGATCCAGATAAAGTAGGTTATTTTGCATTTACCAAGAAAGCAGCTAACGAAGCAAAGGACAGAGCTATGGATAAATTTAATTTATCTGAAGATGACCTTCCATATTTTAGAACTTTACATTCATTAGCATTTAAAAGACTTGGTATTAATAAAGAAAATGTTATGCAACGTAGACATTACGAAGACTTAGGTAAAAAAATAAATTTACCATTAGACTATAATGATTATGATGAAGAAGAAACAGGATTGTTTACCACTAAAAGTGATTATCTTAGAATTATTAATCTAGCTAAACTTAGAAACACTACAGTAGACCAGCAATTTAATCTTGGAGAACACAACCAAGATGTAGAATATGATAAACTAACTATCATTGCTAATGAATTAGATAGGTATAAAAAAGAATATGGTCTAATAGATTTTAATGACATGATCTTAGACTTTGTTAAGTCAGACAAATCTCCTAAATTTGATGTGGTATTTATTGATGAGGCTCAAGACCTGTCTCGTATGCAATGGGATATGGTTAATCATTTTAATACGCAGGATTCTTTTATAGCTGGTGATGATGACCAGGCTATATTTAGATGGGCTGGAGCAGATGTAGATAGATTTATTACGCAGACAGGAAAGATGTTACATTTAACTCAATCAATGCGTATACCAAGAAGTGTTCACGACTTTGCTATGAAAATTATAG